TGCCGCAACAAGGCTCCGATCAGCATACAGATGATTGCTAGAAGGCTGTAGATGATCAAATGTTGTTTGGTTAGGTTCAATACTTACTCCAAGCCTTAACATCACAAGTCATTTGGCAAATTATGTTACTAGCTCCAAAGAGGTAAGATAATCGTTGTGATAAAGATTAGATCTTCGCTGACTAGCTTCATCAGACATACACCGATCTAGCGGACAATCTACACAGTGGGCTCTTGTAGAAAACTGGATGTCATGGTGCTCTCGCATATGGCGACATATCCCACAATCAGCAGAGCTAAGTGAAAGGCGCTCGCCACTAATCATTTCATCAAGCTCTGCCAGCCTTGCTTTAATAAGCAGCGAAATTTTAGAGCTGTCATTTTGTGAGAGCATTATCATTCCTCTTTCGACTCATAGCCGTCTCCAATTGTCAAGCAGTTTTGTTGCGGCGATAACGCAGCGCCAAGATGCCAGAAAGCTAACAGAAGAATAGCACGAGTGCAAGCACAAAAATAAAAATGCAATCATTTTTGTTTGCGCTTGACAGACTGCGAGGAAATAAGCAGACTTGGCTTCACTTAACATTCAGCTTGAAGGCACACACATGATACAAATTCTTGGTATCCGATCTTTTGTGAACGATAAAGGTGAGACGAAAAAGTACGACGCTTTCTACGATAAAAATTGGAGAGCCCCTTCACTAGCGGTGCTCCTTAGCGACATAGACAAGTACGTCGATGCCATCCCAACAAAGGAGAGGTGGAACATATTCTACACGGTGGCAAACTGTGGGGATGGAAAACGAAAATTTGAGTCCCAAAGCATCATGCCTTTTGACCTTGATGGCATAGATGTTGCAAGGCACGAAGAGTACATCAAGATCGTGCTCGATCACCTCGGTCTTAAACGCGATAGCACTGGCATTGTGCTGTCGGGAAATGGCGTGCACATACTCGTTGGTCTAAAAAAGAAGATCACAAAACAAGACTACTTTAAAAACAACCGCCACCACTACAAAGGCATCTGCGCAGACATAGATAAAAAATTCAAAGAAGCTGGCCTTCCCTGCGAGAAAAAAGAAACGATGGATCGCGCCATGTTCGATCATCGCCGAATACTTCGCTTGCCAAACACAGAGAATCGAAAACCAAACAAAGAAAATAAACAAGCAAGAATACTACAGCACAAAATTGAGCCAGTAAGTCTAGACATAACGAAACTTTCTGGCCTGCCCGAAGTACCTGTAGCCGAACAAGTGCCCAAGGACTACATGAGGCGTTACCCTCGCACGGACAGGGAAGCAATCCTTTCAGGGTGTGACTTTCTAAAGTGGTGCAAAGATCACCAGGGTGAAGTTAACGAGCCCCAGTGGTACTGCATGCTCTCCATTGTTGGAAGGATGGAAGGCGGTGATAAGCTGTGCCATGAAATGAGCGAAGAACACCCAGGGTACACGCATGAAGAAACAGAAATCAAAATAGACCAGGCGCTAGAGGCCAGCGGGCCGCGCACGTGCGAAAATATCAATGCCTACTGGTCTGGGTGCCGTAAATGCGAGAACTTTGAAAAAGTCAAGAGCCCAATCATGCTTCGGGGCGAAAATCATATACCAACCGAGTTCACCGGCTTTCACTTCGTGCCGTTCACTGCAAGTGGCGTGCCAGGTAAGCCAGTGCCGTGCTACGAAGATCTTCGTAAATTCTTCGAGGTCCAATACAACTATAAAGGGCTCGGCGGCTCGCGCATGGTACACGTCTGGGACGGGCGGCAATACAAATATATGGAAAATGCCTTCATCGAGCAGTTTGCGCAAGACAACTTTGACCCACAGGCGAACAACACAAAGATAAGCGAGTTCAAATCGCTTGTCATGCGCACAAATTTGACCGCTGTTGAATGGTTCAAGGATACCACAACTCGTAAGATGAATTTTCAAAACGGGGTTCTAGACCTAAATACGTGGGATTTTATGCCTCACTCCAGAGAGTGTGGGTTTAGGTACGTCCTGCCCTATAACTACGACCCGACGGCCAAAGCCCCGCTTTTCACAGCTATGCTCAGTCGGATAACACAAGGTAATACCGATATGCAGAAAGTGCTGCTCGAATATATGGGGTACAGCCTCAGCAGCGATGAATGCTGGACACAAAAAGCTCTGCTGATGGTAGGGCATGGAAGCAATGGAAAGTCAACACTTATCAGTGTACTCAAAGAGTTGGCAGGAAAAGGGAATTATTCATCACTAACCATCGATGACCTCAACAGGTCCGAGTACAATCGTCAAATCTTCGAAGGTAAACTTTTCAATTTCTCCGAGGAAACGCCAACCAAAGCTCTGATGGATGATTCCCTTTTCAAAACCCTGGTGGCTGGCGGCGAAATGCAGGTCCGTGGCCCGTATAAAGAGCCCTACTTCATAAAGAACAGTGCCAAATTGATATTTAGCTGTAACACACTGCCCAAGGCCCTTGACACAAGCTATGGGTTCTACCGCCGTCTTATCATCGTGCCGTTTAACGCCACGTTTAAAAAAACTGACAAAGACTTTGACCCACACATCGAGCAAAAGCTTCTTGGCGAATTGCCAGGGATTTTTAATCTGTGTATGCGTGGGTATAAAGACTTGACAAGACAAAGTGGGTTTACCGAGTGTGAAACGATCAACGCAACAGTTGAAGAGTACATAGATATGACCGACACCCTACGAGCATGGATAAAAAATAATGTCAAGGCTTTTCCCGTTGAGGATAAAGAAATTGATAACTTCGTGCCAAGCTCCGATATTTACCAGGGCTACAAAAATGACATGATAAACAACTATGAGCAGCCAAAAAGCTACGACGCATTTACAAAAAAATTAAAAATACTACTCCCTGATTTTGACAGCAGAGCAGTTAGAAGAAGGGTAGAGGTCGGTGGCAAAGTAAAACAGGTCCGTGGTCTACTTAATGTGAGCTTCGGTGAAGGCGCGGCGTCTTTAACGAAGGAAGATATTTTATTTAGCATGGGCAAACGCAGTCAGCAGGAGATGGTGCAATGAGAAGAAAAGAAGTACTCGACTATTTTGAATCAGTTGGTAGAAAGCTTTTAGGCGTCTTAGTGGTATGGCTCTTGGCCAGCCTGCTCATAAGCTTCATTCGCGGTATGCCCCATAGTATGCGAGATGATAACGCGTGCGCTAAACCATGGGGTATTCAAAAATTTGTTATGGGAAACCTTTTCTGTAACGATGAAGTGCTTTATGCGCCAGAGAAGGGGAAGTGATGGCTGTACGAACAACATATACATGCAACATATGTGGGGAGTCTTTCGTAGTAGAAGGACAATCGAAGAAACCACCAGTTGGCTGGGGAGTGATTAAACCACGGCTCACGGTCAATTACCCAAGCTACCCAGAAAAGAAAAAAGACTACAAGGCTTGGAGCGCGTTTAGAAACAAGTGCGATAAATTAAAAGAACAGCTCTCGATTCAAGAATATCATCTGTGCCATGAGTGCCTTCAATTTAAACAAGACAATGTTATACAGATTGAAGGAAGAAAAAATAGACGAGCTAAAGCAGTGTAATGTATTACCATGTGTAATAATCTTGTTATACAATATTGGGCCACGGCCCGAGGCCAATAAATAACAATAAAATTGATGCAAAATACCAAGTGCTTTTTTTGCCGTAAAAGGTGGGAAAAGTGCTTGCAGTTTTGGGGCTCGAGGGCTCGAGGGCCCTTGAATTGTGTGACACGTACGTGTCACAAAAAGTGAACGTGTCACACAACGTGTCACAGCTGTGGTCTTACTCTACCAAGGGGTTTACTCTCTTTTGTGACATGTGACACCTTTTTTTATATCTAAGAGTTTTTGAAAATAGGTAGAGAAACACATGGTAATAATTGAAAAATGGAAAATAGAAAAGAAAACCTACTATGGGGGAAAAAAACGTGTCACACGGCACAAAACCGCTAGAACCATTGGGAGAGTAAGGGTACAGCTGTGACGGGCCAAAAATAGCCCGTCACAAAAGGTGTCACATTTTTAAGCAAGGTGTCACAAATGCACAATAAATGTACAAGAATTACATTACCATTACCGTAATAATCACCATTTTTGGTGCGTCACATGGTAATAATTGGAGTTGAGGCAAATAAATCTTTAGGTAATAATTGATTTTCGGCGTTTTTGGCATACTTTTTGATAAATAGGGTCAAGTGCTTGCACTTTGCATACCTGAAAATAACACAACTGGCGTATGCGGCAATTTTTTATTGTTGCACCTGCTTTTAGAGGGTGTTAAAAATAAATTAGCTTTACGTTTAACGAAAAGGACTTTTTTTCTATGAACATGGCATTAGATTTGCAAGGGCTCAGCTCCGTACTTGAAGTATCTCTTGATAAATGGGCAAAGCACAGTCGGTATAAAAAGCAGTGGGAAAAGATGCCAGATGTAACAAAAAGTATTGCATCTGATGCTTTTAAAGAAATGCCTGGTATCGACCCAGGTTGGTGGGATCGCTGGTGGGCACAGCAGCATAATCGCTTTATTAGGCTTCCAGAGGTTAAGCAGGTTCATTTAACTAATCTGCATCAAATTATGTACTACTTTTTAACTGACTTTGCTCGTGGAGACTTGAAGCTTGTTGAAAAGCCAGAAAAAAAATCCACAGGGAAGAAAAAGAATCGCAGACGATAGTCCTACTGTAATTATAGGGTTTAGAGACTCTGAGTTTTTTAAAGAGAAACTTGTTGCAGCCTCTAAAAAGCTTGGGCTCAATGCGTCTGATGTACTTAGATCTTTAACGAAGGATTTTATAAAAAAAGTTGATGGTATTTCTACTAATTTATAGGAGTGATTTATGAAGAAGGTTATTGGTTTATGTGTGCTGCTATTGATGTTCGCGTCTCTTTGTTTTTCAGCTGCTCAGTACAAAGTGACCAAGGTTACCGTAACTGCAATTGGAACAGAGGTTCCTTTGAGCGCAACGGCGCTTTATTCAAGTCATGTTGTTATTCACGCTGATAGTACGAACACGAATAATATTTATGTTGGTGATAGTACTGTTACAGCAGCAACTGGCATGCCTCTCGCACCTGGCGAGAAACTGTACTTGGGTGATCTTATTCGCAAGGATAGCAATGAGGCGTTTGATCTTACTAAGATTTATATTGACGCAGACACGAATGGCAATTTCGCTCGTGTTGGCTACGTGTTCAATCGATACAAGGGCAATGAACCAGCTGTACAGTAGGTGATGCTTGGCTTTACGGAAGAAAAAAGCTGTTAGGAAGAATAAACCTGGGGCAGGTAGGCCAACAAAGTATGACCAATCTTATTGTCTAGATTTATTGGAGCATATGGGAAAGGGTCTTAGTTTTGAATCTTTTGCGTCAACGATACAAGTAAACCGTGACACTTTATATGCTTGGCGTTCTAAGTATAAAGAATTTTCCGATGCATGGGTAATGGGCCGAGATCGTTGCCTTACTTTCTGGGAGAATCTTGGTGCCGCTGGCATCATGGGACTAAAAGAGTTTCTAGATGGCAACGGAGAGGTGCGCCCATTAAAGACCAAAGGCTTTAATAATACTCTTTGGATTTATAATATGAAGGTTCGCTTCGGGCGCGACTGGATAGAACCTGATAAGGCTGCAATGATTGAGAAGGTGAATCGTTTTCTTGAGGCCAAAGAAGCGCAAGAAGCAGCTGATACTTCTGATGCCCCAGTCGAGTATGTTGTGGAGATGAATGAGGCTGGTAAGTTTAAGCATTCACGTCCTAAACTTATTAAGGCTAGTGGTGAATGAACAAGCGCATAAAGATTCATTTGCCAAAGCCGCATGAAGCGCAAGCTATATTTGTATACTGGATGTATGCCTATCCTGAAGCGCATGCTCTAATAGCTCCGTGTGGTACAAAGTTCGGTAAAAGTTTTGCGTGTGCTCTTTGGCTTGCTACTGAGGCTGTCAACAATCCTAGAAGTTTTTGCGTTTGGATTGCTCCTACATACTTGAAGTGTAAAATTGGCTACAGGTATTTGAAGTATTTGCTGGATATACCTGGGTTTGCCGAGTGCCTTGATGGTTCTCTTGAGATACGCCTTTCAAACGGTTCATTTATAAAATTCCTGCATGGTAAAGATTCTGAAGTTGTAATTGAAGGTGAAGCTGTTGACCGTTTTGTTATTGATGAGAGCGGAAAGCAATCAAAGCAGCTTTGGTTTTCTTTGTTCACTACTATTACGCAGACGCGAGGATATGGGATTGTTACAGGCACGCCTCGCGGGTTTAATTGGTATTATGACGAGTTTAGAAAAGCCAAGCTTGGAGATCCGTTTTATTGCTGGGACCAATTGAGAACAGAAGATAGTCCTTTTGTCAATCCAAAAGCGATTGAGCAAGCAAGACGTTTACTTCCACCGGCGCTTTTTCAGCAGTACTATCAAGCAATGTTCGTTTCAGATTCTACCGTGTTTGGTGACCTTTCCACCATGTGGGATAGTGCCCTTGAGATAAAGAACCCTCAGTGCAAGTTCTGGATACATCCAGACGCGGCCACAAGATCTTTTGATACTGTCACAGGCTGGGATATTGCAAAGCACCGAGATTATTCTGTCTTTTTTACAGTAAATTCGGTTGGTAATATGGTCGGGTATGCTCGCATGCGTCATGTCAATTATCAGACGCAGGTGGGGCGGTTAAAGCATTACATGGAGACTTTTTTCACAGGGGATAAATCGATACGCTATGACAAGACTGGCGTTGGTGACGCTGTTGGTGAGATGTTAACCGAGGCTGACATCGATGCAAGTATTACAGGCGTGAACTTTACAAACCAATCAAAGCAAGAGATGATATCTAGATCAACCATGGCAATTGAGCGCAGCTGGCTTAGAGCCCCTAGAATTGAGCAGTTAGATCACGAGTTTAGCAGTTATGAAGTTAAGGTAACAAAATCAGGGCTTTACTCCTACTCTGCACCAGACGGTGACCACGATGATACTGTGAGCGCTGGCATGCTGGCTATATCTGGGGCCTATCAATCTTCGCTAGCAGAAGACGCCGATAAAGTGTTAGAACAGTTAGTAAACGCCGACTTTGAAAATAACAAGGAAGACGATGTTGGTGAGTATCTAGCTGCCTTTGATGGTCAAGAAGATGACTTCTTTGATGATGACAAGACAGATGATTTTAGCTTCGATCTAGACTGAGGTGATTTTTTATGTGGCCTTTTAAATCTAAGACAGACACTTCTTCGCAAGAGCCCACAAAAAAAGAAAACAGTAAATATGACCTTTCAGAAGCGGCTGTAAAAAGCAACGTTATGAATCTTTTTAACGCTGCAATTGATGAAGCCGTCGGGAAAGCAAACGATTTTAATGCCTATGCAATTGAAGAAGGCCAAGGCAATTATTATGGTACTGAATTTAATATCAGAGCAACAGCTGGCAGGATAAAAAGCACGTACACGCGAGAGCCATGGGTTTTTGCGACTTCTAGCCTTATTGCAAGAGCGTTGTCTACTGTTCCCTATGTGGTGAAATCAAAGACTACAAATGAGGTTATCCCAAACCACCCACTTCTAAAGCAAATTGAATGTGGTAGTAGTATTCAAGATTCTTTCTCCATGAATTGGTCTGGCTATCTTGATTTAACTCTTGGTGGAAACTACTTTCAGGTTTTTGATAAAAAATTCACTGAGTGTATTCATGTTCCTGTTGAGGATGTTGAGCTTAAACTTTCCAAAGACTGTAAAACGGTTCAAAGTATTGTCGTGCATGACAGCAACGATTGCGGCAAACGGGCCGAGATACCTTATGAGCAGGTAATCCACAGGAAATTCCCAAACCCGTACAACAGATATTATGGATTGTCGTTGTATGTTGCAGCCAGCCGTCCTGTACTTTTAGATCGCTATATGAATGAATTTAATATGGCTTTCTATCTGCGTGGCGCTACAAATGCAGGGGTCATCGAGACAACTGAGGACATGGGCAAGACCCGTTTAGAAAGGCTCATGCGAACGTTTGAGCAGCTTTATACTGGTAAACGAAACTGGTTTAGAACTGTATTTATTCCTAAAGGCGGTAAATGGGTCAATGCTGGCCTGTCCATGACAGAAGCACAACACCTGGAGACGCTGCGTGAAAATCGTTATTCTCTTCTAGCTGTTCTTGGCATTCCACCTGCAAAGGTTGGTCTTACCGAGGACGTGAACCGAGCTACTTCTGATAACCAAGACAAAGATTTTTGGGAAAATACTGTTTCTCCTTTGTCTAAATTTGTCGCTGCTGGCTGGAATAATAGTTATTTGGTTAAGGGTATTTATAAAGACGCTATTTATGTTGAGCCTGATTTTTCTGGTGTCGTTGCTCTTGAAGGTACGCTTGAGAATAAGGGAAAACAAATAACAGCTGTCAAAGATGTCTTGCTCATTGATGAAATACGTGAAGATATTCTTGGCTACGAGCCGTTGCCTGATGGACGTGGTGATATGTTTATTGCTGAGGTGGGCAATAGTTTTGATCCATTTTCTGGCGCTCTTAGTCTTCCTGAAGCGTCTGAAGAAGATTTAAAGAAGATTGAAGACAATGGTTTTGCAAAGATAAAAAATGCAGCAACGTCTGGGCAGGAACGTCTCGAGACAAAGCTGAGTAAAACATATTCTACAGGGTACAAAAAGTATATCGACTACATTCTTGGGCTTGCTATTTATGCGCTTAATAATGAGGTTGATGTAAAACAGTATCTTGGAAACAAGATTGATGAGATCACGGATGTGTACGTTAAGTCTGTAAATAAGCCTCTTTCTGATGCTGTGCTTCGTGGTTTTAGTTTTGCCAATAGCAATTCAAAAGCGTTTTCTCTTTTATTTGACACTATTAAATTTGCAAAACTAGGCGTCAATAAAAGGATGGCATATGTAACAAAGTTCAATGACGTCGATCAACAGGCTATAGATTTACTTAGAGAAGAGCAAGCAGATGGGCAGCGCACTATTTTAGTCCAGCGTGCGATTGATTCTTTTCTTGGGTTCAATCAAACAAGAACAAATGAAATTCTAGATATAATTGCTTCTGGCCTAGAAAAGGGGGACACTGCTGATGTAATCGCTGGTGATCTTCGGGCCGCGTATAAAGAAAAGTATAGTGGTCAAGCATTCACTGTGGCAAGAACCGAGATACTTACTTCTATAAGCCAAGGCATTAAGTGGAATCATGATGTTCTTGGTGAAGTATTTAGTGATGTTGAAAAACAATGGTATCATGTTGGAGATGCTGGGAGTAACCCAGACGCTCGGCAAGAGCACGCGGCGTTTGAGAAGCAAGGGCCACAAGTAAAGGGGTACAAGTATGGTGGGCTTTTAGAGTACCCACGTGATCCAAACGGTGGCGCGTCGGAAACTATTAATTGCCGCTGCACAATGGCCAGTGTCATACCAGATCATGCTACAAGCAACGCAGAAATAATTTTAGATACATTGGGGTAATACCATGAAAAAGTTTATCGATTTTCGTCCTGATCCGGCTAGACCCATTAATTATAAGAATACAGATAAATGGGAAAAAGTTGGAAAGTGCTATCGCCTTAAGAGCCCTGATGCTGAGGAAGATCGTCAATTTCTATACATGCCGTTTGCACATGTTGGTGCTGATGGCAAGAGTGCTGGTAAAAAGGAATATCGTGATGATAAGCGCCTTTACATCGCTGGTATGGCGAACGCCAATATTATAGACCGTATGGACGAGGTACTTGATCCAAGAGGTTTGGATACTACTGATTATATTAAGAATAGCCAGCTGTTAGCACATCACAGTTACTATGCACCAATTGGCCAAGTAGAAACACTCGATATCGAAGAAGACGGTGTTCATTTTGTTGCTTGGGTCGGCGACCCTGGAAAAGCTCCGCTTACAAATATGCAAAAGGAAATAAGGAGCTTAATTGCTCAAGGAATCCTCAAGACTGTCTCTGTTGGGTTCATACCTAAGAAAATAAGACCTGGTGCCTACGATGATCGTGGCTGTATTGTTGATCCGTGGGTAATTGAAGAGTGGGAGCTTTTGGAACTTTCCGTTGTTGCGGTGCCTGCAAACCAAGATAGTGTTTTCGAGATGAAAGATTTTTCATCATCTAAAAATAATGGTACATTGAAATCAAGAGGTACACACATGAAAACGTTAAACGAAATTATAGAAGCCATTTCTAAAAGAATCAAACTTGGAAAATGCAAGGGTGTTGTTGAAATACTCGAAGAACTTGCAAAAGATGGCGCTGGCGTGCAACGTCTTACCTTTAGTAAAGAGTCGTTTGAAAAAGACGAGGCTATCTCTTGGGCCAAAGAATATGGTTTAAAGAGTGATGAAGTTTTTGAAGATGATTCTGTGATTGTACTTACACAAAAAGACGAAAAGGATTTTCAAGATGATAGCTTAGTAGAGCTTGAACTTGATAAAGGTGTTGTCGGCATGGTTGGCAAATCTGTAATGGATAACGAGCCTACAAAAGATGGCACAGAGTCTGATGGAGATGATCAGTCAGAAGACGATGGACAAAAAGAAGCTTTGATGCTTATTAAAAATGTGGACGCGACGCTTAAGCGTGCAATGGAAGCACTTGAAAATATCCTGAAGAAGCTTGATGAGAAAGCATCTTCTTGCGAAGATGATGACAATGAAGAAGACGATTCCGAGAAAGTACTTGATAATCCTTCAGAAACAAGCAATGCTTCCGATGAATCAATCAAAGCAATTGATGATAGGATTACAGGTCTTGAAAAAACAATCGATAAACTTGCTGATGCAATGAAATTATTGGCTGAAAAGCCTTAACGATTTTTGTTTTTTAGGTAGGTGCCTAAATAAATGTAAAAGAAGGAGTGAACATGCCCGAAGCAACTACAGAGCAAACAACAGAAGCAAAGGTTGATGGAATCACCGAGATTCTTTCAAACAAAAAGGCACCAGAAGTAACTGGGCGTCCTATCTATGAGAAAGACATGGACTGGCTGGCACTTGGTGGATTTAAAAGTCTTCCTCAAGTATTTGGCCAAAAGATCGAAGAGCGCAGCAATGCTCCAGCTCTTCCTTTAAACTTTGGATCGAAATCACATTGTGGTCATTTGCCTGAAGATACTCGCTTGCGTCTTTTTCATCTTAAAAAGATGATTAACAACCTTGAGATTCAAACTCAGGTCAAGAATCCAGGCGCGGCGCTTACCCCTGCTATGATGAAAGACACGCCGATGTATAAGGACCATCTTAAGCCATTGCTTAAGGCGTTCAACATCACTGATTTTTCAAACTGGATTCCAACAGTCAACGCACGTTTCTACTTTGAAGAGTATGAAATTCCTTTCATCTTGGCTGATCAATTTGATCAAATGCCAATGGACTCAGCCACGGTAGAAGTACCAGGTGACACAGGTGTGCTTGAAGGCCATGAAGAAACTGACGGTGCCACATTTGGTGAGCAGTCAACTACACAGGCGAACTACGCGGTTACTTCTCGCAACAACGTAGTGCATACAAAGATCACAGAAGATCTTATGCAAGACAATGCGCCTCCAATCATTGATAAGCTGCGTCGTGATGTTGTTAAAGGCATCGTGCGTGCTTACGAAAAAGCAATCATAAATGGTGATACAACCATTTTGACAACTGTGCGTGGTGATGGCCATATGGACACAGATACAAGAGCACTTGGTCTCAATGAGACTTTCTCAAAGGCTTTTGATGGCCTTCGCAGAAAGTGTATCAACAACGACAACACACTTGGTGCAAGTGGTAACGCAGATGTTGCCTACAAGCACGGCGGTGACACAGCGTCTAAAGTGCTTTTTGAAAAAGTGCTTAACCTCATGGGCAAATTTGCCAGTGAAAAAGATACGCTCCGTTGGATCATTCCAAGTGTTATCGAGAACCAAGTTGTAACAGGCGCGATTCCTGAACTGTTTACAGCGTTTGCTTATGGTGGACTCGCTTCGAACGTCACCGGCCAGATGCCTCCAGTCTTTGGTGTCAAGCCAGTTACTTCTCAGTACGTGCGTGATGACCTAAACGAATCAGGCGTTTATGATGGCTCGACAACAGACAGAACAATCATCATGCTTGTCAAAGTTGTTCGCTTCTATCAATTTGTTCGTCAAGCAATGCGTGTATGGGCTGCTCCTTCTCTTCCATCTTCTGACTACATGCTCATGACCGCCAAGATGCGACATTCTTGGAACGGCAACAACCAAACAGCTGAGGAACTCGGCATCACTATGGGATACGATATTCTTAGAGCATAAGACAATCGGTTTCAAATATATTTTATTCCCCTACCTACCCTGTTGTGGGTAGGGGAATTTTAGTGAGAGGCACTTATGAAATGTTTTATATTGGTTAAAAAACCAGAGCAGCCGCAAACGCCGATTATGGACTGCGCGGCTATTATCCTTACAGGTAGAGAGCAGCTTATTGTCACAGAAGCCGTTGGTGAGTTGGTACTAAAAAAGTACCCACAGTATGTAACTAAGATCGGCGCTTGCGAAAAAGATTCTCTGCGTCATGGTAGGTTTGAACTTGAACCACTTAAAACAGCTGGTGACGTCGAGCCAGAAAAGCAGCCGCCTAGTAGATCTTTGAAGTCAAAGACTTCTGATCGGTCTATGGCTGGAAAAGGAAAGAAAAGAGCAAAGAAAAAAGGCAAATAAATGGCGCTTACAACACTAAATGAAAACAAAACTTATCTAGGTATTTCACTTAGTACTACAGACTACGATGATAAGATCGAGATGTTTCGTAAAAGTGTTGAGCAGTCTATTATTAATTATTGCGAAGTTGATTTCGAAAAGCATGTTGTCACTAAAGAGCTTCATGATGGTATACAGGCAGACGTTATTGTCCCTAAATTTATGCCCATATTAAGTGTTGAGGCTATTTACTTTAGTGTTGACTCAGACGGTGAAAATGGTGTTCTTGTTGAGTCCGATTATTACACAGCTGATGAAACAGGTATCATGCTTAGGGGAACGTATTCACCAAGGCCATATAGGCGTGTTGTGCGTCTTGATTATACCTATGGATACGAAGAAGTCCCAGACGATGTAAAACTTGCTGTGTACCAATCGGTTAAGGCCGAATACAACCGTGACTCGAACAACACAGAGCATTTGTCATCGAGATCAAAGGAAAGTGAATCAGAGAATTATTTGGCAGCTTGGGACAAAGAGACGGGGCTTCCAAAACAAATTAAGTACAAGCTTCAGTCATATCGAGTTTACGAATTTCCAAATATTGGTATGGCCCAGAGGAACATATAAGTGCCCACGCCACGAGACATTGTTGAGATCGTTGAGTACTATCGCAACGCAACGAGTGCTGTGAAAAAGGCTGCAACTAAAGCCCAAGTGGCTACTATTGTGGAAGCGCACGAGCAAGCACTGAGGAATCAAAAAAGGCAGTTTAAAGGGCTTCATGGTAGGCGGCTATCAGGGCAGCTTTTTAATTCGCAGTATTATGGGTTCGAAAGAGATGGCAGTGACATACCGACGTCATTTTTAGGTGTTCGTAATATTCCTTATGGGCGTATCCAAGAGTATGGTAGTGGCGGTCTTCCTGGTGGCGTCGTTAAGCCTGTTAAGGCAAAAAAGCTATGGATACCAAATTATAAAAAAGCCGGAAGGATGCGCCCACGCGAGTTTATGAGCCTTTTGTTTTCAAACCCTGCTTATTACCATCTATTTCCCAATATGGCAGCAAGATGGACAGGCAACTACATCGCAGAACGCGGTGTAAGGAAAAAGCAGTGGGAACCACTATTTTACTTGAAAGATAGTGTAAAAATACCACCAAGACCATTTTTAACACCTGCTGTCGCGGCGGCTTTTTTGAACTACCCAGACAAATTTGCAAAGTACTTAGGGGAAGAACTTGACAGATAGCATACGCGGTCAAATTATGGAGAACATGGCGTCAAGGCTTGCGACTGTCACCGCGTCTAATGGGTACAGCACAGATGTAAAGAAAGTTTATTACGATCAAATACCTATGGGCATTGATCTTCCAAAATATGATTTACCAACTATATTTCAATTAAATAGAGTTGAATCAAATTCGATGCAGCAAAAGTGCTATAACGGTATGTGGGAGTTTGACTTACAGCTTTGGGAGCATGGAAGCGTTGGTGATATTGAAATGGCTGAATTTGTACGCAGTGTGTATAAGGCGCTTTATGCTAACAGCCCGACAGCGCAGAGAGAGGACCAATTTAGGTCGATTCATTCAACCATTACCGAACTTGTTCCATTGCCTATATCAGCTGATTTGAATATGATAGAGGCTAACAGAATCACAGTTGTGACTTTTAGAGTTCATTACAGAACTAAACTTTATAATCTTTAGGAGTGAGCCATGAGAAACTTTATTGTGTGTATGATTCTAGCTACGTTTGCCACATCTGCCTTTGCGGGATGGTTTAGCTCAGAGGATTCAAGAATTAAATCAATTACAACAACTCACGCAACTGTTGGAACGACTACAGCGGCAGCTATTGCTTCTTCATCTGTTGTTGGTGATGTTTACGGCTTTCTTATCTGTAATGACCCAGTGAACGCGTCTTCAACATACTTGTCTGTTGGTCAAGCCGCTGATGTAACTACGGACGGTGTTAGATTAGACAAAGGAAAGTGCTATGAGTGCTTGAATTGTAAACCAGCAATATTAAAACTTTTGAAAGTAGAGGGACAAGGGGCCTCAAACGGATATTCTGTTATCCAGCTTAAGCGCTAATTTTTCTTTTTTGAATTCATATAGGGAGTGAGATCATGAGGTTTCTATTTATTCTTGCAGCTTTGATGCTGTCCTTTTCAGCATACGCAGATATTAGTGATGCCAGTAAACGCGCAAGCCAAGCATCCTTTGTAAGAGGCTCGGCCGACGCCGATATTTTAGAAGTAAGCTCTGTTGAGTGCAGAGCTGATGTTGGTGGAAACTTGGGTGGTAAATACTTTGTTATTTACTCTGCTCTTGACGCCGTTAAATACGCACCTTGGTACGATGTTGATGATGGTAGCTCCGCTCCTACTGTTGCAGGTGCTACTCTTATTGAGATAGACATTGCAACTGCTGACACTGGCGCAACAGTTTGTGGAAACACAAAGACAGCCCTTGAAGCTATATCTGGCACGCCGTTTACAGTGACTGGCACAACTACGCTTACGATTACAAACTCTGCGTATGGTGCGAGTACAGATATAGCTGATGGTGACACGTCGCATACAGATATATCTAAGACTACAGACGGGGCAATAAACACAGCTCTTGCGATTACTTCTACAGATATTGTTTCGAATATTCGTGGATTTAGCCTATGCAATGACGCGGTGAATACGTCTACGTATCTTATATTTGGTTGGGCTTCGGAGGTAACAACACTGGGGTCACGACTTGGTAAAGGCGAGTGCTTTGTGTGCGAGAATTGCAAAAAAGGCGTTCTTGAGACGATGTATGTGGCGGCTCAAGCAGCTTCGAATACGTATGCAATAACGCAGTATCGGCAACAGTAAAGAGTCTTGCTACTCATAAAATAATTTAGGAGTTATCTATGAAACACAGATCAAGAACAGATTATGCGCAAATTTATGCAGGTGATCGGCAAGGCTTCAACTTAGGTCTTGATAGTGCTATTTATTTGCGAAAAGAGGCAACACCACGTGTGTTTAATGCGCCGCGCATTGGAACACAGGGGGAATCTATTGGTGACACAAGCGCTTCAACAGATATTTCTGGTGGTACAAATGATTCACTCAAAATAGATGTTGATGGTATCGGTGATGTTACTGCAACTATCGCGTCTCTTGTTGGGTTAAGCACAGGTGATTTGATTGCAGCGGCGTTAGAAACGGCTATCAATAACGCGCTTATATCCGCTGGCTATGACAATCGTGTATGGGTGTATTTTGATAGCGCCGATGATCATTATGAAGTGTACAGTCAATTTACTGGCAGTAGCACAAGCGTTGTGATTACAGCGGCGGCTGCTAACGACGTTGCGGCTGACCTTCTACTTGGCGTTGCTAATAGCGGCACCGAAGCGGTTGGTACAGATGATCAAGATTTTCTTCTCTACACAACTGGTGGCCCTACTTTCAACCAGCCTGTTGAGTCAAACACTCATAGAAATGGGCGGTTTCACGCAGGGATCATTAAGCAAAAGAAAGTTGCTGAATATTCGCTTCAGACATTCATCAATATGTCTGGTGACGCAGGTGATTCTCTTGACACAGCTGTAAGGCTTCTTTGGGAACAGCTTCTCGGGACTGAAACAGTTGTCTCGAGTACATCGATCAAGCACACTCAAGGGCTTCCAAACTTCTACAACAGCCTTGTGCGGGTAAGCACAATCTTTGGTGAGTATTACACCGGTAGTTACGTTCGAGAGAACACTGTGACATTCCCAGGTGATGGCCCAGCTACTTGTGACTGGTCGGGAAAAGCTGCCAATAGAGTAATCGCTGGTATTGCTCAGATTGCCTCTGCTGTCGTTGCAAGTGCCAATGTGATCGTGGACCCTGATCTTACCGACAGGTATGATGAAGGCGCTTACGTGATGATCGTGGACCCAGACGGGCGTACAATCCTTGCAGGTGCTGATGGAAGTCTTAAGATTGATTCAATAACAGCGGCAACTGATACACTTACACTAAACTCAGCTGTTTCAGTAGCTGAAGACGGCTTTGTTGTTCCTTGGAACCCAGGCGCGGTGCAGCAAACTGCTCGTGACAACATCTACACTGATCTTGAGGGATCTTTCAAGATGAAGTCAGCGGGTTCAGACATATGCATCACGAACCTAGTTCTTACTTTCAACAACAATCACAACGACTTAGACAACTGCTTTGGTGCAGACGCTAATCGTGGATTTGTTGCAGGTGAGCGCCTAGATATCAATTATGCTGTCACTTTTGATCTATCCAACGACAATTTTGCTGATGTGGTGCAAGCCTCAAAATTTGAAGGCTATGACCCAGTAATCACACTCGGCGCAACATCTGGAAGATACTTGAAAATTGACGTTTCCAAGTGGATTCCAGCGGTGCCGCCGCTGGAAGTTCCCGAGTCAGGGCCGACTCCCACAACCCTAGAGGGTATGTGTTATGAGTCATCACCAGGTTCGAAAGACCCGATTGTTGTTGGTTGGTATTAAGTTTGTGCCTGGGTAAGCTTGTCTTATCCTCCTCGTTAAGGGAAACCACGTAAGTAAAATGCTGCTTGCGTGGTTTTTTTATGGTAAAAATGGACAGATACAACTTTTAATGGAGGAAACCCATGGCGATTAAATTAGACCAATTTAAGAAGTTCAACTGTGTAGAAATCATATCTCAAAGTGATGATGCCGTTGACACGGAAGAAAGTGATTTCGATGAATATCAAGCGACAGGCGATCAAAAACACCTGGTGTTCGTGGACGGCAAGCAACCAACTAAGTTCATTTGCAATTTTGAGATGAAGGGAAAACAAGCGGCCAGAATCAAAAATGCGATGGTTGGCGGTCATGATGAAGAGACAAAAAGACCGAAAGTGACCATAGGCGACTGGTCGTTTAAAGTGGTAAAATATGTATTAAAAGACATTCAAAATCCAGAGGGTTTGGAAGAAGGACAAGCCATCAAATTTAGAAAAGATAAAGATGGTTATGTTCATGACGAAGTACTCGTTATTTTAGACAGAATAGGCGTTGTAAGTGAAATATTCACAATGTACTCGAACCTTGTTGGTAGTGGCGCTAGAGATCATACAAAAAACTGATTGAGGCTCTAGTTGATCTCAACTTTGCTAAAGAGGGCAGCCGAAAATTATTTGATTGTAAGCTGTGCAGAAAAAACCCAAGTAATGCGAAGATGAGAAAATGCGAAGAGCCCGGTTTCAAGAACATGAAGCGGCCACGGAAGATAGATGATAAGAGCCTTGAGTATTATTTCTGCGCCGGTAAAGCAACTTGGTATGAAGGACTCGCGACAGTTTACGAAGAGTGCAAAGTGGCTATGTACACAGGTATTTTACCCGGAGAGGGTAGCTTTTATGAGCAGGACAGTGTTTTCGTTGAAGCCTTTCCTGCTTTTGTCCATAGGTGGAAGGAAAGAAACTATGGGCGTATATGGGAAGATGTCCGAGATTTTGTAGAGCCTATTCTAAAGTCGTTTGGAACCAAAAAGTAAGGGGCTTGCTGTGGCGATCACTAAAGATCAAGAATTCAAGATAAAGATATCTGTTGAAGACAACGCCACAGCAGGCTACGAATCCCTTGAAGGCAAATCTGTTGATGTTGTAGAAATATCTGAAGAGCTTCAAAAACAAGTTGAAGCTGTTACTGTTGCCCTAGAAGCCAATAATGCGCAATTAAAAGGAGCTAATTCGACATACTCCGAGGCTATGAAGACAGCTGGAAAGTATAATAAAATTTTATTAAATCAAGAGAAGGCAGTCACTTCGGTATCTCAAGCAACTGTGCAGCAGGTAAAGGTGGTTAAATCTGTTGGTGATGCTTTTATTGGTATTGGTAGTGCAGTAGAAGGGATTACTTCATCTGTTTCCAATGTTCTTAACATTATAAAAATGATTAGTGACCCTAAATCCATAAGTAATTTATCTAAAATGTTGCGTATTTTATCACTTATTTTAAGGGTAAAAGGCCAAAAGGAATTTTCGGATACTATTTTTGATGCCTCTGAAAATCTTCAAGATCTATCCGTAAAAATGGAAGCTATTAGAAGTAAAGAAGGTGGTTTATTTCAGGCACTATATGAAAAAGCGGAAAGTGCTAATAGTATTCTTAGAGCACTAGACACAACTTTTGCTGTGTTAAAAACGTCTATATTAGGTATTATCGGACTCAATGTAGCCGCAATTTTTTCACCAAGATTACGGACTAATCTATTAGATGTTGGTATTTCTGTATCAAATGTTTCTAAAGATATAACTTCTTTTTCTGGAGTAGTACACAAATCGTTTACACCTGGTATTTTTGGTCTTATTGAAAAAAGTAGAATAGCAGCTCCAGCTCTTTTGGGGTTGTCACTTGCTTTAAGAGAGACAGAAAGTGAGGCTTTAAAAACTATAGGCACACTTTCTGCGATTGCTTCTTTGCTTATAGGTTCTTTTACAGCGGCATCTGTTTATGCTCTTAGTGTTATTGGAGAGTTTATTGAAGCTATTGGAGACAAACTTATAGGAGCAATGACTATATTTGAGGAAAAGGCAGCAAAGTTTGAGGCTTCACTTTTTAATCTTAAATTTAGTATCGAGGGTATTTCACGCGAGGTAGGCGAAACGGCTGTAAATTCATTTGCAATGTGGTCGTCTATTATTGAAGAGACTGACAATAAAGTATCTTCCTCCACTGATTCTCTTGTCAAAAGTGTGAATCTTATTTCAAATGAAGCCGTAGCTCTTGGTCTTAAACCAGTTGATCAAATAAAAATATTTGAAGCTGCTCTTGATGTGGCTGCTAGTCGCGGTAAAGATATGCTTAGTGTTACTACTGCTCTTGTAAAAGGATTAGGTACAACAACAGAACCAGCATTTAACTTAGGAATAGCCCTTCAAGACAGTGCTCTTGCTCATTCGAAATACGTTCATGAGTCTGGTAAATCCATAGATTCTATGAATGATCAAGAAAAGCAGCTAGCAAAACTTAGTGTTATTTACGAAAACCACAATAGAGTGTTAAATGCAGCGGAAAAGCAAACAGAGAATATTGCTGGCGCTAATGCTCTTTTAACAAAGCGGATAGAGGTTTTGCAACGTACACTTGGGGAACAGGGAAATGTTACAAGAGCATTAATTGTAGCTCAAACGAATCTTGTAAATGCTGTTATAGCCCTTCCAAAGGTATTCACTCAAGCAGCAGGGGCTTTAATCGATTTTTTAGGAGTGTTTCTAAAATTATCAGGAGTCACTTTAAGTTATATTTTATTAATAGCGGGGCTTACAACAGTATATAAGATACTTACTACTGTGATTGCTGAAAATGCTACTGTTCAATTAATGCTTTCTAAAGCAATGGCTTTTACATCAGCATCTCTTGGTGTACAGACTGCTCAAGTTACTTCTTTATCTATAGCTATGAGCAATTTAGCAATAATAACAAAAGGCGCTTTAGCGGCCGCGTTTAAGTCAATGACTCATGCAGTTCTTTCTGCTGGAAAAGCTATACTTGTACTTGGAAAGGCGCTTTTAACTAATCCAGTAGTATTAGCTGTTGGTCTTATAATAGGGGCTGTATACCTTATTATTGAGGCATTTGGTGAGTTAAGAAAAGAGCTTTCCTTTATAGACGAAGCATTTATTAACCTTGGTAAAATGTTTGCTACAAGTAAAGATGAATTGACTATATTTGATAAAGCATGGGAAGGAACAAAAGAAATACTTCAGTCGGTGATGAAAGTCCTTGTTAATTTTACAAAGTTAATCATAACAGGTCTAATGTCATCTATGCTACTAGCATCAAAAGCAGTCATTGGATTTAAGCTTGCTTTTGCAGACGCTGGGGAAGAAACCGAGGCTCTTAAAATGCAGATGGCAGAAATAGACCGAAGAATAAAAGTTCTCGGTGGCTCTGTTGTGAGTAGTGTGGCAAATATGGCATCTGCATTTGACAAAATGGCTATAGCTGCTGATAAAGCTGGTGAAGAGTATGAAAAAGCAATTAGGTTGGCAGATACTTTTAGAACGTATAATGCGCAGCTAACAGCTGAGATAGATAAGCAGACTATTTCAATAGGTGTATGGGGCACTGCTTATGAAAAAGCGGCTTCAGAGGTAGACGTTTTATCAGTGGCTGCTGGCAATGCTATGTCAAAGTACAGAAACCTTAAAGAAGAAGGTAAAGCCTCTGGTGACGAGATTAAAAAGGCTTGGGCAGACGCCGTAAAGGCGACTAAAGAACTTGCTATTGCTCACGAGCAAATGAAAAAGATTCGCGCCGATGCAATCCTCGATATGATCGCAAAGACTCAAGATCTTAAAGTGTCCGAGTTAAAGAGTAGCAAAGAGCTTGTTAAGGCAGCTGAGCTTGAACTTAAGTTAAAACTTGACGCGTTTGATAAAGAGGCTAAAGCGCTTAGAAAAGTATTTAAGCTAAAAAAAGAAGAATTAAAAATAATTGACGATATGCGTTCTGCTATAGAGAAAGAAGGAGCGGCCAGAATCGCAGCTGCGCAGGAACAAGAAATAAAGGACGCGCAAGAACAAGCTGGTAAAGGTGCTATTTTATTTGATCAGAGCCAAATACAGACCATTGAATCGGCTCTTGGCGGTACAGCGGCTGATTTTGCAAGTGGAATGGCAAGTGCCACATCTGGAGTACTTGGCGCCGTTGCAGCTCTCAACATGATAGTCCAGGCGCTTCAATCTCTCATCGACCTTATTCCCAATCTAATAGACGGCATTACTGGTCTTTTCACGTCACTAACAGATCTTCCTGCCCGTATATCAGACGCTCTAAAGAACCTAGCTAAGGGAATAACCGATTTTGTATCTGATTTTATACCAAATTTAATAGACTCTATTGGCGATATTATGATGACAGTCCTTGATTTTTTCATCGAAGGGCTGCCAAAAGCGTTTGAAAAGTTGATGGAGAAGATACCAGAGGCATTATTAGGGTTGATAGAACGGCTACCAGAAATAGCCTTTAAGTTTGGTCAAGCGCTTGTAATGTTCTTTACATGGGGCGCTAAATTTGTTGTCATTTTTGCCACTGCTTTCATTAAGGCAGCGCCAAAGCTGATAACTGCCCTCATTCGCGCCATGCCCGAGATAGCCATGGGGCTCGTTGATGGAATCATTTTCGCAGGAAAAGAGCTTGTGAACATGATCGCAAATCTCTTTGGTATGGGCGATATCTTCAACATTGACATGGGTAATGTTCAAGAAAACATCGAGCAAATTGGAGATAGCATAGCTCGGAGCGCATCTAAACTTTTTGAAGTCATTGATCTTACCGCCGAGATGCGTGGGCTTACAATGTCCGATCGTATCCACGACGCGATTAAATCGGCGATGTGGGACGTACTTGCGTGGCTTCAAAACCTTTGGAAGAAGTTTGTAAAATGGCTTTCAAGCGTTGGTAAAGCAATCTGGGAAGGGCTAAAGCAAGCTATAATCGACGCTTGGGAATTTATAAAAGAAATGGGCAAAACCATATGGGAAGGGCTCAAAGCTGCCGTTCAGCAAGCTTGGAACTTCATAAAAGAGATTGGCTCTACTATTTGGGAAGGGCTAAAGAACATAGCTTCACAAGCATCGGCGTTTCTTGAAAACCTTGGTAAAGACATATGGGAAGGCGTCAAAAAAGGGTTCTCGTCTGCGCTTAACTTTTTTCAAGATATTGGTAGAAACATTTGGGAAGGGTTTTGGAATAACTTCAAGCAGCTTGGTTCGTTTATAACGCAGATATTTAATAGTTTAAACCCAAAGAACTTTTTCCTAAAAATGTTTGATGACTCCGGAGCTTGGGGTACAAGTACTGTTGAAAACGCCCTTGGCATTGATGTACCTTTTATAAGCTTTGCTCAAGGCGGCATCGTGCCAGGCTCGGCAGTAACCCGTGGCGATAGTAATTTGAATGATCGTGTTTTAGCCCTAGTGTCTCCAGGTGAGGCAATCATACCACGGAGTGATATGGAGAATCCAAGAATAGCCAATATGATTGGTCAGGTTCTTGATGGAAAAATACCATCTTTTAGTATTGGCGGCGATGTTATTGATTTTGTAACCGGTGGCGGTGATGGTGGCTTTGGTCTTCCAGACCTTGGAGACATTGGCAATATTAGCATAGATAATTTTACAAGTTCTATGTCAGCTGCTTGGGAAGGACTTAAATCTGAAGCAAAAGCAGGGTGGAAAACGCTTATAAATGACGCCAACATGTTTATTAAATTTCTTAATCCTGAGTACCTTTGGAGACAGGTGTATGGCAACACTATGAAAGGTATTTGGAGAATGATAGAAGCCAATAAATTTGCCACTGGTGGGTACGTGGCTGATTATGGCCTTGCCGAGCCAGGTGAGTTTGTTATGAAGCGATCGGCTGTTGACTCGATCGGAGTAAACACGCTTAACGATATGAATAATGGAATGAGTCAAAGGGCAGGAACCGGCGGCGGTATCACTATTCAGAAAATAGAGATCAATGCACGCACGGATCTATCCCCCGCGTCTGTTAGAAGTGAGATACTCCCAGAAATAGTCAAGGGCATAAAGCGAATGTCGCAAGACGGTTCGTATGTTCTTAGTGCAAAAGGAGTTAGGTAATGGCTGAAGGGTATCTTGATCGAGAATATTTAGAAGATGAATACCTCTCGGGTATAAACGACCCGCCTAGCGGCATGCAGGTAAATCAGGTAATTAGAAAACAAGCCACAACGGGCATGCAGGCTGACCAAGCTATTATTGATAGCCATGCATCTGGCATGCAGGCAGCTATGACTGTTGTTGATATGCTTAATGCAGCTGGCATGCAAGCAAACATGATCACAGATACCAGTGGTATTTTTGGTTTTCAAGTTGACATGAATATAGGCGATATCCCAACCGTTGGTGGTATGCAGGCCAAGCAGTACCCTCTAAGACATTGGCTTTGTGATGAAGGGTACCTTGAAACGCCTTATCTTGAAGAGTCATATCTGAGTTACTGCATGCGTGCGTTTCTCGGTATGCAGGCTCGCCAGCTTGTACTTGAAACAGCTGAGTCTGGCATGCAAGCTGAGATGCACATAGTGGACAAATCACTTATCACAGGTATGCAGACCTCACAGGTAATCACAAAAGAAGAAACCCTTGGCATGCAGGCAACGCAGATACGTGTTGTTAAAACAGGTATGCAGGCTGCCATGGTAATCTATAATAATACTCAGCTTCGAATACTCTGTGAATTTCCAAGCCGTGGAACCGAGGCGCTTGCTGGACTTAACTGGGTCATGAGCCCAACAGAAGCAGCTGGTGATTTCAGTCCAAATAATCTTAACACAGATATAATCGAGCAAGTTACGCGCTCGGTAACAGCTGGCAGCATAACTCTTACATGTGACACAGGACTTAGTCAGGGCGTCCCAGTTGATACAATCGCGATACTTGGTCACAACCTTACAAAATCAGCTATTGTGCAAGTACAGGGTTCAAAGAATCCATCTTTTTCGCCGTCTGATATAGTTTTTACTATGGAGACGCAGCTTGATGATATGTACTGGATAGCCGAAACGCTTCCAACACTTATTGGTCAGAACAGGTACTGGCGCTTTACTATTCAAGATCCAACAAACACAGACGGATACATAGAGGCTGGTACAATCTTGTTTGGTGTCAGCGATATTTTTACAACTTCAGAGTGTTTTCAAAATCCAATTGAGCACGGGCTAAAACATTATAAGGACGAGGTAGAGACCGAAGGTTTTACCAACATCATGAACGATCGCGCTCTTAGAAAATGGTTAAGACTTAGCTTTGAAGATTTAAATTATCTTAAGGGCAATTTCAAATTGATTGATGACATGGTTAAGTATGCGCGTACAAGTCTTAAATGTCTTGTGATACCGACGCCGCTGTATCCAGAGAGATACGCCGTGTTTGCTAAACTTGTGCAGCTACCATCGTATTCTAACCGCGTTCTTGAAGAAGACGCCGACTACACATCATTTTCGCTTGAATGGGATGAAAGTAAGTAATGTCTAGTGTAAACAGAAGGGAATATCTAACCGCAACTGTGCTTGATCAAGCATTTCTTGACCGATGTCAGGACAATCTTGATAACGGGCTGCACATGGTTGTGGTTATCGATACGCCTACTGGATACATATACGCATCAGATAGAAACAAGTACATCAACTCAACGTTTTATGAAGCTTTAACTCAGTTCCCTATCATCAGTCGTACTGTCGGCGATTGGTTAAGCCCAGAGATAGAATTCTCAAGCCTTGACCTGGTGCTCAGTAACGTCGATGGCCGGTTTAATAACTTTGTCCCTGGCGGCGTCGATTACGACGGCTGGATAGGAAAGACAGTTACTGTAAGTCTTGGGCTCAGAGACGTAGCCAGCACATATAGTGATATTTATAAGGGAGTGGTGACAGAGATTGGTGGTTTTAAACGCGACGTTCAAAAGATCACGCTTAGGTCTCGTGATGATTTTGACAAAGCAAACAAAACGATGCCAACAACAGCTCTTACGTCCACTTCGTTCCCAGACCTTGAAGAAAATTTTGAAGGGCTTGTAGCCCCGTATATACTTGGTGATTGGACAGTAAACTTGAATCCAAACGGAGCGTCAATACCAGCGTTTCCCGTCAACGGCGCGAACGCAGGTGTAATTGCAGGAACGACTGCGCTTCAGCTTGTCATCTCCGATAATGCTAACAGTTATTTTGATAGCTCACATGTGTATGTAAAACGAGGCGAGCAGTACTTTGTGTTCGACAGCGGTGATATCGCAGTAAACGGTGATAAAAATCTTGTAGAAATTACGCAGGGTGCTGGCGGTGGCACAACAACGGTTGAAGACGGTGATCCGTAC